AACAGTTAATAAAGAGTCTAAAAGGAGAATTAGGGTGAAAGTAGAGATAAATAATTTTTATAAGCTTGATTGTCTTATTGGTATGAGAAAAATACACAGTGAAGCGGTGGATATGATACTCACGGACCCTCCGTATTTAATCAACTATGTGAGTAACTTCAGAAAAGTTAAATTTAAACCAATAGAAAACGACGACAATAATTATGAATTAATTGCTAACTATTTAATTGAGTGCGAAAGGATTATGAAGCAAGACACTGCCATTTACATGTTTTGCAGTTGGCATAACATTGAATTTTTTAAAGCGGAATTTCAAAAGCATTTCAAACTAAAAAATATACTAGTATGGAAAAAGAATAATCATGGGGCTGGTGATTTGAAAGCGGCTTACGCTCCAAAGCACGAATTTATTTTATTTGGCCATAAAGGTAGACCGTTATTAAGAGGAAAGAGAGGATCAGATGTACTCGAATTTAGAAAGGTTCCAAATACAAAAATGCAGCACCCGACCGAAAAGCCTTTAGAATTGCTAGAGTATCTTATTCAAAATAGTTCCGATCCTGGAGATTTGATATTTGATGGCTTTGCTGGTATCGGAACCACTCTTATTGCTGCTAAAAAATTGAACAGGTCTTATTTAGGTTTTGAAATAGAAACAGACAATTTTAATTTGGGTAAAGTTAAGTTACTGGAATGAAAAATAAATCATAAATCCGTCGTACGGTTGCCCGCTATGTATGAAAGCAAATAATATTTAAGGAGTGATTACATGGCAGATGAAAAGTCTTGCGAAGTAACAGCGGAAACTTGGGGGAAGTCTAAAACGGCTCTAACTATTGACGTGAGCCTCGAAACGGCAGGAGTAATAAAAAATTTAAAAGCCATTCAGAGAGAAGCGAGAAACGCCACCATTGCATTGCGAGAATTAGAGCATGAAACGGAAAACCGAATTATAGATCATAAGGAAATAATCGACCAGGATCTCTCAAATCATGCTCAAGCTATTTCAGAGTGGTTGAAACAAAATTCAAATCCGCATACAAAAATAGAAATAACCGATTCAGGAGTTAAGTTGATCACTGATGAGTTTTTCATACCGATTACAGGTGGATGTTAATGTTTAAATCATTTGGTAAATTCCTTGATGTGTTTCCTGTTGTAAACAACAAAGTGATCGATAAATACCTTTTAAGCTTTGAATATGAATCTGTACGCGGAGAGGCCAAGATTAAATTAGCTGTCACAGATGAATCCCTGTATTTGTTTGAACTAGTGGACAACAATGTAAATTTAAAAGCGCTTATTAATGGTGTTAGTAGACCGCTCATAGACGGAAAGCTGAGCGTATGTGAAGTTTATGCCAGTGGAGAGGATATAGTGGAAATCAAATTTAAAATTACTAAAGAATTATAGTGAAAAAATGAAGAGAACTAGTATAGTTCTCTTTTATTTGTTGTCAACAGGTCGTTAACAGTTAAGTGCTCTGTTGTGAGCAAATAAGGAAACGGGGGTAGGTGTATGTAGATGAGCAAAGTAAATGAGAAGCGGGAGTTGTTTATCAAAGCATACCTTCAATGCTTTAACGCTACCAAGGCGGCAATAGAAGCCGGATATAGTGCTAAAACAGCCCGCTCGCAGGGTCAGCGCCTGTTGACAAATGTTGACGTGAAGAAAAAAATTCATGCAGAAATGGCGCGTTTGCGTGAGCGTATGGCAGAGGATGCAAGTAAGGCGTATGCCCTGTTGTGGCAGCAGTTAAGGGATGTAGAAGAGTTGTTGCACACTGACCAAGAAGCAGCAGCAGAATTGCACAAATTAGATAAAAAGATATTGCATATTAAAAAGAATCCGGAAGAATACGGCGATCATTCGTTAAAAATAAAGTTGTTAGAGGCAGAAATGCTGCTCTGGTATCCTTTTAAACTAAAACAGCATAATTGGTTAAAGGCGCAAGAATTACGCGCCAGTTTGTTACAGGACATTCTAGATCGCGCTGGTTACAAGGCTACCGATCATGTAGAGATAAAAGGTACTCTCGATACACATAATTATGATTTCCGTGGCATGTCGGATGAGGACATAGAAAAGGCGTTGAGTAAGTATGACGATGCTTAGAGCCTTGCAAGAAGAGAAGCTTCGACGTGTGCTTGAAAAGCGCCGTGTAGCATCAAGAACAAGCTTCTGGGACTTCTGCAAGACGCTTGCGCCTGATTTTTATAAAGAGAGTCGCTGGTATTTAAAGTTGTATTGTATAACGTTAGAAGCGCTATACATGAAGAAACTAACAAAGAGGTACTTTCATACCCTCTCGCTAGAAATCGCGCCAAAATGGTTCATGAGTGAGTTTGAGTGGGACGCTATACCTGATTCGGATGAACCTTTCTCGAAGCTGATTATTAATATGCCACCAAGACACGGCAAGTCACGTACGCTTATCTTGTTTTGTGAATGGGCGCTAGGTGACGATACAAACAATCGAATCCTTACGGCTTCGTATAATGAAGACATGGCTACAAGTTTTTCTAGATACACGCGTGACGGCATTAACGAGCAAAAGAGTGGTCCTCATGAGATCGTTTATTCAGACATATTTCCTAATACGAGGATCAAGCGAGACAATTCGAGTTACCGTGAATGGGCACTCGAAGGAAAACATTTTAGCTACAAAGGTGCTGGTCTTGGCGGATCCGTAACGGGTAAGGGTGGGAACATCCTAATAGTCGATGATCCCGTTAAAAACGCTGAGGAAGCTTATAATGATTTTGCGCTAGGTAAGCAATGGCTTTGGTATACGGGTACCTTTCTATCGCGTCTTGAAGAAGCGAGCGGGAAACCAGTCGAGATTGTCAACATGACCAGATGGGCAAAGAAAGACTTGTGCGGTCGCATTCTCGAAGGGAAAGGGAAAAACGATTGGTTTGTATTGCGTATTGAGGTAAAGAGCGAGACGACCGACGAAATGCTATGCGAGGACTTACTTTCTAAAAAGCGTTATCAGCAATTCAAACACGAAATGGACGAAGGTGTCTTTTGGGCAAACTACCATCAACAGCCTATAGATCAACGAGGTAAGTTGTACAAAGCCTTTAAAACCTATACCAAGCTGCCGACAGACGAAAACGGAAACGTACTATTCGAGCGCATTGTCAATTACACGGATACAGCGGACACCGGTAGCGATTATCTATGTTCGATCTCTTTTGGTATTTATCAAGGCTTCGCTTATGTGCTTGATGTCTTATATACACAAGATGGTATGGAAGAAACGGAAGAGGAGCAGGCTGTACATGTTGTAGAGAACGAAGTAAATGTAACCTATATAGAGGCAAATAACGGCGGAGAGGGCTACGCTAGAAGCGTGAGAAGGATTATAAGATCAAAGTTTCCTACAGCACCAACAATTATCCGTTCATTTCATCAGAGCAAAAATAAGCAGGCTCGCATCTTATCAAACAGTACGTTTGTGATGCAGAGGGTGCTTTTTCCCGTTGATTGGAAAGAGCGTTGGCCGGACTACTACAAAGACATGAACGAATACCAGCGTGAAGGGAAGAATGAACACGATGATGGTCCTGATGCAACAACCGGCGTTGCAGAAGTATTACAAAATAGAGTTTCTGCACAAGAAAAAGAAGAACAAAAGAAAGTTAGACCGAATAGAGAACGACCTAGAAGAAGAGAGAGGAGGTAAGCAATGAGCAACAAAATGAGGGCAAAAGTTGTTAAAAGTAAAGAGGGTCTATCCATTACTAAATCAACTCAACAAATTTATACAGATGATATTAGTGATCAATATGGTGATGAAATAATCCCACCACCTTATAACTTGAAAGAGCTAAAGAAAATGGCTGAGTATTCCAGTATCCTTTCTCAATGCATCGATGCGTATAAAACGAATATCGTAGGCTTTGGATTTGGGTTGGAATACAGTTTCGATTTCAATGCAGAGGAAACACTAGAAAGCCTAAAAACAAAAGGAAAAGAGCAGTGGACAGAACTAGAGGAATTCATTGATTATATCCACTACGATGAGTCAGCGAAAACGATCTTAGGTCATATGCTAGTTGATAGAGAGAAAACAGGAAATGGGTTTATCGAAGTCATTCGAGACATGTCAGGAATGCCTGCAGGTATCGAATATATGGATACTGAGTTTATGCGAGTCACGAAGAAAGGTAAACCTGTAGATGTTGAATCTAAGATATTAAAAAAGGGTGAATTTCAAACAGTAAATCGTAGACGCGCTTTCCGTAGGTACTTGCAAATAATAAACAATAAGAAGATTTATTTTAAAGAGTACGGTGATGCTCGAAAAATGAACAAAAACACCGGTGAATTTAGTGATAACGTAGCGAATGAAGACTTAGCAACTGAGGTTATTCACTTTAAATTAGGCAGCGGAGCTTACGGTGTTCCTCGCTGGATCGGTCATTTAATAAACATGATGGGTGCGAGGAAAGCGGAGGAATTGAATTACATGTATTTCCTCAATGGTCGACATGTGCCAGCTGCTATCTTAGTTGAAAACGGTATGTTAAGCGCAGACACCATCGATAATTTGGAAGAATATCTCTCGGATGTTCAAGGCACAGAGAACGCACATAAATTCTTAATAATAGAAGTTGAGAGTGCCCAGGGTGATGATGTGGTGGCGGAGAATGCACCGCCTGTAAAAGTGGAAATAAAGAGCATGGCAGACATGATGCAGCAAGACGCGCTGTTTTTGGAATATGATGCTACACATCGTAGTAAGTTGCGCAGCTCTTTTCGCTTACCGCCTTTATATACTGGTGAAGCGGATGAATACAATAAAGCCACCGCAGATACAGCAAGAAAAATTACAGAGGAGCAAGTTTTTCAACCTGAACGCGAAACGATTGTAGATAAACTAAATCGAATCTTTTTACCTGACCTAGATTTAAACTTGGTGAGATTGAAACTAAAAGGACCAGACTTCCGCGATCCAATCGAAATTGCAAGAGCGTTATATCCAATCATTGCGGCGAAAGCTGTTTCTGCTAACGACCTACGCGACTTAGTAGGACAAATATTAGGAAAGAGACTTGAAGAGTGGCCAGAAGAAATCTACAACCGTCCTTATGTAAAAGAGATAGCGGAAAGTGATCCCTTCCAGCTAGCAAAATCTATTAACTATCCAGGTAAACAATCGGAATTGGTAATGATTTTGAAAGACCTTAGGGATGAAATGAATAGGCGGGCTGCTTAATGGCAGGTGTACATGACATAATCAACAGAATCAATTTATTTATTAAGAGCGAGCAAGAGGGCGCTTCTTTCGCTGATTCGCTTCCGGACTTTCCTGGTAAGGAGGATATTGAAAATCATATTGAATCCTTTGAAACTGCCATAGCATATTTGCTGTTACAACAAAAAATACGCTACTTAGAACTATTTAATGCGTTTACTGCTAAAAATGATGGAGATACACTCGCAGCAATTTTGTCATTCTTTCAGAATGAGGTTTTCTCTTATGACGTATTTATTGAGCAGATGAAGGAAGAAAGTAAGCAATTCCTTCAAATGAGCGTCTCTGAATTTTGTTCAACCATTATGGAGGCGCTTGATAAGGAGGTGCCTTTCCAGGTTCTTTCACAACGATCAGTAACATGGATTGAAGAGTGGTCAAGCCGGCTATCTGAAATCATGCAACTAAGTACCGATAACAAGGTAGAAAAAATACTTACTGATGCTATCGAAAATGGTTACGGCATTGATGTTGTCGAAAGAAACTTAATGGAAACAGAAGCGTTCAGTCGTGATCGCGCTCGAAAAACAGCTATAACGGAAATTTTAACTGCTTCTTCTGTAGCACACCAAGAAAGCTTTGAGCAGTCCCCGGCGGTTATAGGAAAACGGTGGAAGCATAGTGGAAGTAAGGCAATAACGCCAAGACAGAACCATATTGAGTTAGACGGAACCGTCGTTCCAGTAGATGAGCCTTTTACTATTCCAGGAAGTGGTGAAAAAGCAATGTTTCCTAGAGATCCTAATTTATCGGCAAGTGAGCGAGTAGGTTGCCATTGTGTGCAGGGACCAGAAGTTGACGAGACAATCTTTGGCTTAACTGCAGAAGAAAAGCAAGCGCTACGAGATGAAGCAATTGCGGAGTTAAATATAAATAGTTAACGATGAAGGGAGGTGAATAGAATGAGTGCTGAATTGAAAGATGCAAAAATAACGCATGTTTCATATGTAGATAAAGGAGCGAACAAGAAGACGTTCTTCTTTACAAAATCGGAAGATGGAAAGTCCGACCCTGAACCTACATTTAAAAAAGAAATCAAGGTCTATACGAAATCCGAAGAGCTGCAGCTTGTTTATGGTGTAGTTTACGAACCTGACGTTGAAGATGCTCACGGTGACTTTATGACAGCGAATGAAATTGAAAAGGCAGCACACGGCTTTTTGAAGGATGCTAGAAACGTTGATACACAGCATGATTTCGAGGCTGGTGTTGGTGAAGTCGTAGAAAGCTACGTTGCTCCTTCTGATCTGACGATCGGTGAACAGGAAATCACAAAAGGTAGCTGGGTTCTTGTTACTAAAGCAAGTGAAGAGATATGGGAGAAGATCAAAAAAGGTGATATTACTGGCTATAGCATGGCTGGTACCGCAGTCAGTGTTGAAAAAGAGGAAGCGCCGTCTACTGATAACAGTGAGAAGGGGCTTTTTAATTTGCTTAAAAACTTTTTTGCTGGTGATGCCATTCAAAAAGGAAAGCTAAGAGACAAGTACAATAATAATCTTAAACGATGTAGTGTATGGGCGGCTTTTGATGGTCTTGAAAGTGAGTTTTATGATTCGCTTTGGGACAACGAAACGCCAAACGTCGCTGATTTTGAACGATTAAAAGAAGCGGCAAAAGATTTTGTGGAGATATTAGACGAAATTCAAACCGAGGGCGATGTAATAAAAGCTCTTGAAGACAAGGGAGAGGCTAACGTGAAGAAAGAAGAGATTGTAAAAGCGTTTAAAGAAGCAGTTGAACCGTTAGAGAAGAAAATTGAAGCTATGGAAAAAGCGCAGGAACAAGAAGGAGAAGCACCAGATAATGAAAGTGAAGATGATTCCGACGACATAGTTAAAGCTATTCAAGAGGTTCTAGCGCCGTTTGAAAAACGCTTAGATAAGATTGAAAAGCTTCGCGGGATCTCAAAGCAAGAAAGCGAAGAAGATTCTGGCGAAACAAATGTTAAAAAATCAGTGTGGGATGGCTTGATTTAAGCCAGAAAGGGGGAAAAGTAATGTCTTTTATGAGTAATAGACAAATTATTGAAAAGGCGACAATGACGCTATCATCGTTACAAACAGGAGGGTTAATGAACCCTGCACAAGCGAATCAATTCATTCGTATGGTTCAGGATACACCCACAATTCTTAAAGACTCACGTGTCATTCCAATGGATCATGATACACAAAAGATTGAAAAGATTGGTTTTGGTCAGAGGATCCTTCGAGCAGGTACAGAAAACGTTGCGCTAACCGAAGAACAAAAAGCAAAGCCATCTACAAGCACAGTAGACCTTAACGCTAAAGAAGTAATTGCAGAAATTAACATTACTTATGACACGCTGGAAAACAACATTGAAAAGGGTAGCTTGAAAGATACGATTATGCAAATGATTGCTGAACGTGCTGCAGTCGATATTGAGGAATTGCTTGTAAATGGTAACAGAGAGTCAAATGATCCTTTCTTAAAGCAAATTGATGGTCTACGTGTCAGAACAAAATCACACATCGTAGATGCTCAACTAGAGCCATTAAGCAGATCAATTTTTAAACGTGGATATAAAGCAGTTCCTGCTAAATATCTGCGTGTGCCGCAAGAATATCGCTTCTATACATCACCAGGTAATCAAGTAGAGTGGATGGATAAAGTAGCCGATCGTCAAACTGCGTTAGGGGATGCTGCTTCACAGGGCGGACGTTCTAGCGCATTCGGTATACCGGTGCAAGGAATTGCAAACCTTCAACCTTATATCCATTCTGATGAAGAAACAGACGTATCGGATATTATTCTAACGCATCCAAAAAATATCTTGACCGGTTTCTCTCGTAATATTCGTATTGAAGTTGACAAGGATATTCGCGCTCGGAAATTCATTATTGTACTCACAGCGAAATTAGACAGTGTATACGAGGAAGAAGAAGCAGCTGCAAAAATCATTAATGTGAAGGAGATGTAAAGCATGTTTGATGTCACACTCATTGCAGATAAAGGAAAGACCTATGATGTTGGCGAGACTATCTTTAAAGAAGGAGTCCCGAAAACAGTAAATGATTCATTGGGTGCTTATCTAAAAGATAATCCATCATTTAAAGTTGAAGAGAGTGTTGGTCTTTCTAAA